GAGGTTCTGGCGCAGGAGCAACGGCTTCGGCTGGAGGTGCCGGAGGCGGCACGGGGGCCGGGGTCTCGCTGACCGGAGGAGGCATCTCCTCCCCATATCCCGGAGGCGGTTCTTCGCCGATGTCGGGCGGCGGCACTCGCGTGGGTTCGGCCTGACCGACCGGAGGCGGGATCTTACGTTCACCGACTAACAGCGCGGCGATATCAACGCCCTTGCCTTCGCTCTGAACGCGCTCCGTATCGCGCTGCCGCGCGGCCTCAACCTTCTTCTCTTCCTTCGCTTCTTCTTTCGGCGATGGCGGCTTGACGGTGGGTTCTACTTTCGGGAACGCTCCGCGCCCACGCATGAGATTGATTGGGGCTTCGCCCAACGCCGCAGCGCCACGACCGAGACGATTCTCTTCAGCACCGAGACCACCGACGCCGCCAGCAATCAACGTTTGAATTGGATCGTAGGGCTGACCGTTGTATAGCTGAAAGCCCGTGTCGATACCTGCACCGATAGCGGCGTTGACGCCCATCTTCGCTAGAGCAGGGCCGCGCGTTGCCGCGTTACCGAGTAACGAAAGATTAGGCTTCATGCCCACCAGACTGCCTAGACCTTCACCCGTCGCAGCGGCGTACGGGTGCGCGGCGAGGTCAGCGCGTTGCGTCTCTTCATCCTGTCCGATTCGCTTCGCGAATTCGGGCGCAGCCTGTAACGCTTTTTCTTGCGCGGCGCTGCCTGCCGTACCAGCACCAAGACCGCCTATAAGACTCGCACCGGTGACAAAGAAACCGACTTCTGGCCCCAACAGCCACGATGCAGCCGCTCCGGCTAATCGACCACCTACCAACCCTGCTAGACCGGGAAGGACGCCGCGCTCTGCGCCACGCGCAAACGCTCCTTTAGCGGACGACCCACTTTCGGGGGCCTCTTGCTGCTTGAAGCGATCCGGAAACCGCTCCCGCGCCTTTGCCTCTGCAACATCGACAGGAATGTTGTCGGGTACAGCAACACTCGACCCGTCAGGCAAATAGTAGCGGTACGCCATGAATCACCTTATTGAGGGCCGAACAAATTACCGAGGTCTTGGCCCCCGCCGACGCCCAGACTAGCAAGCCCAAGCCCCTGTGGCGTCATGTACTGCATACCCTGAATTATCGAGTTTCTAGCCGCTGCCACTTTATTCGGGTCTTTAGAAGTTCGGATAATTCGCAGAGCGTTCTGCCCTTCTTCTGTAGCCATGAACTTTTCAAAGTTCGCCTGCAACTGCGCCGCGTGTTTCGGTCCCTGTAGGCTTTCCCACGCTTGCTGCGGGGTAAGTCCTTGATTCTTCAAATCGTTATAGTGTTCCATCTCAACACCGCCGTACGGATGGCTTTGCGCTTGGAGTCGTGCGACTTGTATGCGGTTCTGCATTTCAGCTTCGGCCTTGGCGTAGTCCCACTCCCTGTTGTTCTTGTCCATAACAAGTTGGTCGTGCCAGTGCATCGCCGCTGTCGCGTCGCGCTCAGACTCCTTGGACAACACCACCGCGTCTTTGACGTAACCCGCTTTACGGAGTTCTTCCGACTGCTGCAACTTGAGTTGGTCTTCAGCCAGACGCTGTTCGTTCGCACGTTGTTCTTTGTGCAGAGCCATGATGCCCTGCGCGGCGTCAGCGCCGCCGACGGCTGCGGCAGACAAGAACTTGGTCAGGTTGTTACCCGCCTGTCCCGGCTGACTCGCCGCCATCGCCATCTTGAACCCTGCGTCAGCCAACGCCATGCGGCGGTCTTTCTTGTATTGCTCGCCTAGGTCATCGCGACGCTTGTCGAGATACGCTTGATACTGCTTCGCAGCATCGCCCACGCCCGCTGCATCCAACGCGGTCTGAATATCAGCCATCGACTCTTGCGCCGTTCGTGCTTTCGGCACGGGACGAGCGATCTGAGCATCCATCGCTGCCATGTCGGGCTTCTGTAGCCCGAAGTTGCTCTGAAGCTGCGCGCTCATTCTGGACGAAGCAGGATCCGTCGCGAAGTTGCGAGTATCCGTAGACGGTTCCCGGAGTAGGTTACCAGACAGTGCGTCACCTGCTTTGCGGTGCGGAATAAGATCCATGATGCTCGACGGCCCCGGTAGCCCCACTTCATATCGACCCGTAGGCATGGACGAGTCCATCGTGGAGCCAGTCGGAGTCGGAGCAGACGGTGAGGCAGGAGCCGCAGCGGGAGATGGCGACCCACTGAAAAGACCCGTACCAAAAAGCGAAGCTTGGAAGCCCGGATCGCCGGGGCGCGGCATTTTACGAGCAAGTTCTGGATGGTCGCGGAGCGCTTGCGCGATTGCTGTGTCATCGTAAGAAGTTGGCATCGACGGCATCGACACATAAGACCCGGCTGTACCGTCGTAGTGCCGGATCTTGCCGCCATCCGCGTAACCGGGAGGCTTCTTCTGCTGGGTTGGCTGTTCCAACTTGTCGTAGTACTCGTCTGCCATAAGGTCGCCCTGCACGAGTGAGCCTTCGTCTCCGGCGAACGCAACGATACCGCTCGTGGCGTACTCCTTCCCAATGTTGTGCGCGGGAAGTCCGGCGAGACCGCCTTCACGATGAGGGATTTGTGGCCCCTGTGGCATCGGCGGTGCAGCACCCTGCGGGGGCATGGGTGGCCCACCCTGCGGCGGTTGCGGAGGAGGCGGCGGCTGAAGCGCAGCCTGTAACTGTTGTATGTTCGGTGGCGGCTGCTGCGCTTGCTGATTGACCTGCAGCACTCGCTGCGCGGCTTGAACCGCGACATTGCCCGGAGGTTGTGGCTGCTGCGGCGTGGCCTTCTGCAACTGCATCAGCATGTTGTACAACACAGGCGCGGGGATCATACCCCCCGCGTATTCCTGCTGCATCATGGCCCCGATCTGAGCGTCAGGCATACCCTGCTGCTTAAGTTGCATGGCCTTCTGCTTGACCGCATTAAGCTGCTGCATCGTCGAGGGGGACATACCCTGTCCGTACATTGAAGAGATGCTCATGATTTACCCCAACGCTCCGAAGAGATTGCCAAGGCCCATAGTGAGACCTGCCACCTGCCCGAGCATATTCGGCGCAGACTGATACGTGCTAGAACTGCCGCTACCCATCGGCGTGTTACGCAGCAAGTCGGAATAGTTCGCCAACGCCGTCTGCGGCTGCTGCCATTGGTTGTAAGCGTTCTGATAAGCGTTGTTGAGCGCGGTCTGTTCTTGCTGTTGCTGCAACGAACCCGCGCCGAGCAGTGCGGTGTTGATACCCGCCGCCTGTTGGAACTGCTGCTGACCCAAGTTGCCTAACAACCCCGCCGCCTGAAGCTGATTCTGGTTCGCCGTGTTGAACTGATTCTGAGCGTTGGCAAACGCGTTCTGCGAACCCTGCGCCTGAATCTGGGCTAACTGATTCTGCAACCCCTGCTGCATGTTGGCTTGCACCAACGCCTCGCGTGAGCCACCGAGACCACCGGCCCCCGTAGCCACCGACGCCAAGCCCGGAAGTTGTTGTGCGTAATTACGCACCGCCGCCTGTGACTGCGTATTAACAACGTCCTGCATGTAGGGCGACATGTATTGGTTAACATTCGCTCCGGTGAACTGATTCGTCCCCGCAAGACCTGCAAGCCCCGCCGCCTGATCCGTAGCGGCATTGGGCTGCATCTGCTGAATGTTATTGAACGCTTGAGTCTGCAACGGACTGAAGTCCGCAACGCGTTGTCCGGTGTAGTTGAACGCGCCGGGGGCGTTAGGGCCGAAGTAATACGACTGCGCGTTACCGAGCAGTTGAGTCTCATACGGCAGTAACTCTGGAGCAATCGACTGGTTATAGACGTTAGTCGTAGTCGGCGTACTAGACGAAGTAGTCGATGTGGTTGCCATGTCGTTGCCCCTTAAACCGGGAGAAATTTGTCAGAATTGATTTGCTTGCCCTGTTTCTTGTTTCCAGTACGGGCGTGTCGAACTTTGTCCATCATCGCATAGAGTTTGCGCGAACCCGCTTCCGTCGAACCGTTACCGAGGTGCGATACAACGTCAGCAGGGATCACAAACTCGCCGTCAGCGAGCGCCGCGCGTTGCGGCTTATTGCCGTGGATAACCGCCGGGATTGAGTCGGACATCCCGTCTCCCGGACCTCGCAACAGTTTACCCCCTGCGGCGTACGTCGGCACCAGATCAGCGAGACCGCCATGCGCCATGTGGTGGATACGCCCACCGCGCCGTGCAGACATGACATCGGCGTTCTGGCCTAGCGGACTCATACCCAGAAAGTCCCCGCCGTTCCCGCTTACTGGAGAGATGTCGATCTGCTGATTGTTGACCGCGTTCTGGGCGTCCTGCTGTGCTTGCTGCGCGGCAGCATCCATATTCTGAGACGCCTCCTGCTGCATCGTGCTTCCGGCAGAGACGTTATCAATCGCGTTAGTCTGGTTCAGGAAGTTCGCCATCTGTTGAGACGGCATCCCGAGCAGACTCCGCATCCAGTTCGGCGGGTTTTTATACATCTGATACAGCGACCGTACCGTCCCGGCTCCGGGGATGATCGCGTTAAGGCCCATGTTTTCTACTGTGTTAACTAGGCCGGGATGCGAATTTGCAAACCCACTGACGGCGTTACCGATATCGCCTAGAACTCCACTACCAGACCCGCTGTCTGAAGTGGTCGCCGACCCAGTATCCGTAGTAGTCGCGCCGCCCGTATCGGAGGAGGTCGTAGCCTCCACCGTTGAGTCTGTCGGCATAGACATGCCGCCCACCATTGAGTTCATTCCGAAGCCGTAAACCCCGTTGTTTGCGCCCGACGCTCCGGTGGTCTCCGACGCCCCCCTTGCCCCCGTCACGCCCGCTGCACTCGTGGTGCCCGTAGCGTCCGTCGCCCCACCCTGCCAACTCCAGTTGCTCGTTGCCGAGGGGCTTGTATTCCCTGCAAACGGGGTGATCATCTGATTTAGTCGCGCCAGATACGCGTTCATATCATCAGGAGACGGCGTGGGCTGATTCATCTGCATCGGGGCATTCTGCGACTGAGCCAACTGCTGTTTATAGTAGTCGTTCATGCTCTGAAGTTCGGCTTGGTCTGTCCCTGTCGGGCCACCCGCATCGAACCGCCGGAGACTGGCAAGCCCACCTGCTTTCATACCGGGAGCCGTCGAGGTGTACACGCCGGGGTTCCACCCCTGTCCGACGTAGTATTGTTCGCCCTGCGGCAGGTAGCCGTACTTGGCTACGTCTGGATTGATCTTACCGGGACGGAACAGACTCGTCTGGCCCGGAGCCGGAACGTACCACTCATTCTGGTTGGTAGTCGCCGCCGGGATCGTGGGCTGATGCGATTGTTGATACGCGTTGACCGTGTTGGAAAGAGCGTTGATACCACCCATCAGCGCAATGTTGCGAGAAAGAGGCCCTTCGCCCAAGTTGGCATAAAAACTTTTGGCGGCAGCAATTGGGTCTTCTACAAACTTATAAAGTCCGTCACCCATACTAGAAGGCGGAGTTAACATACCCGGTGCTGTTGAGGATACGTCAGGTGCAGTGATATCAAATCCACCCGTACTTACTTCCGGTTGTAATGCTTGTGGTACTTGACCCGCTACATCACCAAAACTAGCCAATGAAGACGTATCGTTCATAATTGCCGAAGCAGGAGTTGCATCGCGCGCAAATGCGGCTGCTTGTGCTTCAGCAGTGGCATTAGCGGCATCGCTTGCTTCTGTAGAAAGCGTTGGTACTTTAGGAGTACCCATCTTTTGAAGACTTTGACCCGTCTCAAGACCCGAGTACATCCCCATACCCGCAGAGACGGCATCGGACAGACTGCCGCCCATCGCCTTGTCGATAAGGCCCGTACCTACGGCGATTTCAGGTGCGTACGATGAGGCGAAGTCCGGCGCGAACGCGTCCAGCGCGACGCCACCGACTAGAGGTAAGAGACTACTTAGCCATCCTGCTTCGGGTAGCCCAGTGTGTGGGTTGGTCGTGAGTGACCCGCCCGTAGCCGTTGCGAGTTTCTGAAGCCCACCGACTTCAGCGGGGGACATATGCACGAGCATAGAATCGCCACCACGTCCCAACGATGCTAGACCGTGAGCCATGTTGTGCGGGTGATGAGCCATTGGTCTAAGCATAGTTACACCGCTGTATTAAGTGGCTTCGCCACCTGAGATTGTAATCGTGACCCCGGCGGCACTTGCCTTAAATTGGATAGTGTCACCGGCCTGAGTATTGTCGGCAGGGCCGTTTAGAATCTGCGTACCCTTCCACTGCAACGTCGTGTTGGCTGCGATAGCCACGTTGTAATAGATCGCGTTCGCAACGCCGGGGGTACCTAAAACCGTAGTCGATGCGGCAGGGACAAAGCACACAATCACGTTCACGGAACTACCCGTCGTATTGCAGATGTCCATGTCCTTCACGAACGTACGCGTACCAGACGGCACCGTATAAATAGACGCATACGAGGTGTTCGCATACGCCGCCCCGGAAGATGCTTGCGCCAAACGCTTGGGGACGATGTTCTGGAAGTTCGCCATCAGAAGCACCCGCCATCAAGCCACTGCTGCACCGACGCACTGTTCACCGTCGTCGCCAACTGAGCCGTCGCGTTATCGACTTGGCTGAAGTACAAGCGTAGGGAATTGTTAACCTGATTGTTGTAGCGCATGTCATACGTTGACGGCGGCACGGGGAGGTTCGGAGCCTTAGATGCGACGATGTTCGACATCAGCGCCTCCCATCCGGACGGATGTCGTAGCGGTTATTGCCCACCTGCCACATGACGCCAAGGTCTTGCGAGTAGTACTTGATCGCCATTTGACGGCCCCGGACACGAGTATAGATCTGTCCAGTATACTGTTCTACAGGATATGTATACGTCGGAGCCGCCGGTAGCGCGGTATTCGTTACACTCATCACGTCCGTGGCGTTGCCACCGACCGAAGTCGTGTAGGCCGAGCCTGAGTTCTGGCGGGGTTCGATGGTCATATACATAACTGGACTTGATGAGGTCGAGTTTGTAAAGGTAACGTCCGGCACGATACGCCAGATGTATGAGAACTTGTGCCCATCGCCTAGCGACACGTCCGCTGTCTCCAGATACGAGTAGATCCCCACCGGGGTGTTCGGCGTCCCATCGTCCAGACCGTCTTCATGCCAGACGAGTTGGTTGGGTATGGTGTAGGTCACCGGGGCGTAGATCGCGTGAGCCGCGACCGTCGTGTTGTTGTAGCCACGAGTCAGGCCCGTCAGGGCACCGCTGCTCACACCCGTGTAGGCGATCTGCTCGCTATCAACCGTGACCACGCCCGTGGATGGGAACGACGCCGCGTTGAGAAGCGGCAGGGTGGGGCTGGTCGTTGTTATCGCCTGATTCAGGTAAGAGTTCTGTAGGCTAAATACCGCCATTGGGTATGGCTGATACTGCGAGTCGAGCCACGCGGTACGGTTCATCGTGCCGGGGTACCAGACGTTATCCAGATAGTTGTAGATGACGTACGAGTCGTTGACCTGACTGTTCTTGGACGGGTAGTGCCACCAGATTTCGTTGAAGCCTTCGTTGAAGCCACAGACGATCTGGTTCTGCTGCGCGTAGTTAATGTTGCTGTAGACGTAACGTTTCAGCGTACTGGGCAGGGTCTGCACCGTACCCGAGTACACATAGAACCGATCCAGACCCATCCAGTATGTAATGTTGTTGACCGTCACCGCCGCGTTGGGGGCAATGATCGACACGTTGTCTTGGAGAATCGTGAACGAAAAGATCAGCGGCGGACCAACGTACTGCATGGAGTACAAGGTCGTGTTCGACCAGACCAGAATTTCCTGACGGTTGTTAATCGCTGTGATCAGGTACGATCCGTTCGACAACGGCGTCTCACCCGACTGGTTCTGCTGCTGCGGAACCCACTCGTAAGCGTTGGACTGGTCAGACCACCGCACCAACATGGGATTGAACGCGGTGTTGAAGTTCGTCGGGTCGTAAGAGTTCGCACCGATGGCGATGGTGAATTGAAGCGTACTTGAGCCAAGAATCTTGTTGGTCTGGTTGGGGACTGAGTAGCCCGCATAGCTGAAGTTCAGCACGTCGCCCACGCCGACCGTCACGTTGTTGCTCAGAGTGACAACAAAACCATTGCTGTACGAGGTAGTGACGTACGTCCCCGCCGGAATACTCGCCGTGCCGCTGACATTGGTGCCGACGGTAACCGTAGCCCCAGACGTGATGTAGAATGAGTTGTCTATCGTAATTGACGTTCCGGCGGTTGTGACGGCTGTCACAGTCGCTGTACCTTTGACCTGCGTACTTGCGAACGCGTTGAGCGTTACGCCGGGAGTCGGCGTGGCGTTCTGAAGGGCGCTACCGCCCGTGACCCACTGCCAGTAATAGATCGCGCCCCCGGTGGGGGAGAACACTAGGTCTTGGTTGTAGTTACATTGTGACCACAACTGCAACGGGATATTGACCGTCGCGCCAGACCCGGATCCCCACCCACCAAGTCCCCATCCCCCTGCGCCCCAACCTGTAGAAGCCACCACCGAGCTGCCGCTTGCGTTCAGTTTATAAGTCGCCGTGACGGTGCCGCCGCCCGTACCCGCTGTCGGCACGGTGGGGTATGCGTTGATCGTGAACGAGTTACCGTCCGTTGAGATGGAGATGATCTCGTAGGTTCCGGTGTATAGCCCCGTGCCCGAGTTATACGTACCGACTGCATACCCACCAACAGTGGTTGTACTTGTCAGAGTGACGAACGATCCGGCGCTGGCTCCGTGCGACGGCGCGCTGACCGTAACAAGAGTCGTAACACCGTCAGTAGTAAACGGATTCGACGCGAGTGAGACCGGACCGGATCGTATGGGGGTGATGTCATAGTAAGCACTGCCATACTGTATGTAGTACTTCTGGTTCGACCCCATCGCGGTCAGCGTGAAGCCGTCGTAAGTCACCCATGTCTGTAAGGTGCGGACAACGCCATTGAACGTGACGTTGGGGACAGCGTTCTTCCATCCACCAATTTTTTCTGGAAACCCCGAACGGAACCGGATCTTGTCAGCGTTGAAGTACGTGCCAGTCTCGGCATAGGTCGTGACTTCTTTGTTGACTCCGGGCGTGAACGGTAGTTTAACCAGTGGCATCGTTACACCTTAGAAAACAACTCAGCTTCAGCAGCGCGGCGTTTGGTCAGGCCCGGAAGCACCTTACCGCCACCCTTATTCCATTTGGCGAACTCCAACACTGCTTCATCAAACTTCTGCTGATTAATCAATTTCAGTAGAGTCGAAGTCTTGAAGTTGCCCGATCCGCAATTGAAAACAAAATCGCACAGAGCATCGAATTGATTTTGACTGATCTGAGGTTCAACCAAATTGTTGACGGTACTCTGTGCGGTCAGCAGGTCCAGCATCAATAATTGATCAGCACGAGCCTGATCAATTTTCAGCTTCTCGTAAACATCTGGCCCCGTATGACCATAGCCAATCGTCCACTTTTCAGCGGGGCATAAATATGCCTCCAGCCTACACCCCTCAAACTGCTTGGTGATTGCCGCGCAGTTCGGGCTGACGTTCATACGGTGCATCATTACGGAGCCACCACCGGAGCCGGAGTGGTCTGGGCCGAGACCTGATTCACAACCGTGCTGACGAGCGTGTTGATCGTCTTGGTCGAGATGTCCACACCAACGGTCTTGAACTCAGTCTGAGCCGAGGCTATGCCCGCAGCGATAGCGCCCGCCGTGCCACCCGTGGCGAGACCGCCAAGCGCAGCCAAACCGATCACCTTGACCGCGTTCTCAAGATCAGCGACCGCGATGCTTTGCAGTTCAGCAATCGCCGCACGGAAGTCGGCTTCGATAGCCGCGCCAACCGGATTGCCGTTGAACCACTTACCCAAAGCCGCAACGTCCTGCTCAAGCGTATTGAAGAAACTCATTGTTCAGTCCTCTGTTAAGTTGCACGAAAAACCAATATCGAACTCAGCCTTCTGGAGGCTTACTAACGTTATCTGACTGTCCTTCGGCGGTACTACCCCCGCTGTTGGATGACACGCCAACCCTTGCTGACGTAATTGTGTGCATGACTGCGTTAGCAGCAGTGACGATAGCAACAACCCCCGCAGCCAGATTCTGTGTGGTGTCACTGTCTAAACTCACGTTGAAACCAAAAACCTTGGCAAGGCCAAGGGCCGTACCAAGGAGCGCAAGGATTGCGTTGGTTGCAATCGTCCTATTTTTCCAAGTCGCAGGATCAGCAACTTCTTTGCCCTCTTTGAAGAGTTCGAAGAACTTGGGGGCATTCTGAATGTACTTAAAAAGTCCCATGCGAACTCCTTAGTAGAAGTAAAACACCACAGCGCCGTTAGATCCGGACGGCGCAGTACCTGTACCCGTGCCACCCGCGCCGCCGCCACCATATGGGCCACCGTGAACACCCGTGATCGGTATACCACCCGCTCCTGTTGTTGTTCCAGATTGCCCAGAACCACCTGCCGTTGATGTCCAATTGGTTGCGGTTGTTGTTGCGCCACCTGCGCCGCCGGTTCCTACCGATCCCTTGTTACCAAAATTTCCGGGGTTAACAGTAATCGCATTGATGCTTGCGTAAGTTCCCGATGTATTGATGAGCGACGACGTTCCGATTGAGCCGTTATTACCGCCGCTAAGATTTGACGCGCCACCCAAACCACCCGCACCAACCGAACCGACAATTGTCTGCCCCGACGCCGTGCTGACGTTGTAAGCGGTTGCAGTAATGGCATACGCACCCGCACCGCCACCGCCGCCGGGATTCGTACCAGTCGTATCGTAACCGCCACCGCCACCGCCACCGGCCCAGACTTCAATGACCATATTGGTCGCGCCAGTGGGGATCGCTTGAGTGAACGAGCCTGTCGTTGTAATAGGAACAGTTTGCGGCGTAAAACCGCCACCACCGCTAGAAGCGATCACATTGAGAATAGCGCCCATTACGAAACCCCCGGTCCCATGCAAATGAATGTCGGATTAGAGCCGCCAACGACGCAGACCAACGTGCAGAAGCCGTGTGCAGCCACCGTCCGGTTACCCGTAGTGGTCGTATTCACAAGCTGCAGCGTTACGCCCGTACCCGCCGTAATAGTCTGTGACGAAGACGAACTGTTGTAGAAGCTGATCACGCTGTCCGTCGTCCACGTCCCCGTACTACCGCTAGACCCCGTTAGGTACGGAGCCGCAACGATCAGTAGACCACCCGCCGTGTTCAGCACGTACTTACTGCGATCCGATAGCGCCGCTTGATACTGCGTACCCGCGCCCGTGGTTTGGGGCATACCCCGGAAGCCCACAGCGACTTGGTTACCCGCGCCGTCGTTGATCGTCGGAGTCGTTGTGCTGCTGAACGTCACTGCGCCCGTAAAGGACGCCGTGCTGTTGAACGTGACCGCTGCGCTCCAGATGTGAGCGCCAGTCCATGTTGGCGTGATCGCCTGACTCAAGGCCGGAGCCGAGTCTGAAGTCATGAACGTGATCGCGGAACCCGTGACCGTCGTAAGGCCAATCGTCGCGCTAGGGGCCGCAGAAGATACAGTGGCAACGGAGTTCGCTGAGATCGCGTTAACAACGTTGGTACCGTTACAGTACAGCGCGTAGGTCGCGCCCGTCGGAACGCTGATACCTGTTCCCGTCGGAGTGTTGGGTGAGAACGTACCGGGGCGGATCGTGATCGCGGCGCTTGTGCTGTTATAGACAAAGTACAGCTTAGGCGTCGTAGGAACGACCAGCGTGCCACCACCTGTACCCGTCAACGTGAGGTAAACGTTTCGTGCCGTAGGCGACGTAGCGCCCGACGTAATTGCCCCCGTGCCGTCCGTGCCGCCCGTACACGCAATGGAGCCACCGCCCGTGATGGCTTGCTCTATCGCATAGAGGAAGTTGTTATTAGTTGTCGTACCCCACTGGCCCGACTGATCGCCCGTCGCCATCAGAGTAATTTGAAGGTTGGGCGTGTAACTATTAGCCATTGATCACTTCCAGTTCGGGGTCTGCCCGTCGTTAACCGGGGTCCACTGAGAACCCTCTAGCGTTATATCACCAGAGCCATTCTCCAACTGAATCCGGTTGCCGTTCTCAAGTAGCAGATACTGAGGTGCTGTGCTGTTGACCGCTGACCAATTTGGCGTTTGCGTATCCCCGACAGCAGCCCAGTTGGGAGTCTGCGAATTTGTAACTGCAACCCAATTCGACGTTTGCGAGTCATTGACGGCTACCCAGTTTGGAGTCTGCGCGTCGCTGATCGTTGTCCAAGCAGTTGTCGGCGCGACGCTAACTGAAGTCCAGTTTGGCGTCTGCGGATCGCTAACGACAGTCCATCCGGGGGTCTGTGCGTCAACGACCGGGATCCAGTTCGGCGTCTGGGAGTCCGGCAACACACCCCAGTTGGGAGTCTGGGAGTCGTTAACCGGATTCCAGAGTTGCGTGATCTGGATCGAAACTTGCCCGATTGTACCAAAACCTGATACGCCTGTGACAAGTACGATGACCAACGGGGGCGGTTGCAGGTACGCGGGATCGAACGTGATGCCGCGCGGTGCCCGGAACTGCGGGTTGGGCCAGTCGGTCTGATTGAACGGAGTCGGGGCTATGACCTGTCGGAGAGTGTAGTTCGCCCCGACATCCTGCTGCGTCGCAAGGCGCGGAATCGGATTCGGAAAGTCGGTCTGAGTAAACGGAGCCAGCGGTACTGCTTGCCGAATGGTGTAGTTATTTCCTACATCAGGCAACAACGCACTACGCGTAACCGGATTGGCCCAATCTCTCAGGCTAAACGGCGCTGCCGGAATCATCTGCCGCAAGGTGTAGTTCGCGCCTACATCCTGCTGTGCCGCAATGCGTGTAACCGGATTCGGGAAGTCCGTCTGGTTAAACGGAGCCGAGATCGACCGAATCGTCAGGAAGTCCGGCGGGATAGGTTGCGCCGCAATTCGTGTAAGCGGGTTTGGAAGATCCGCCGGTACGAACGGGGCTAGGACTGGAGCAACTTGCCTAATAGTTGTATTAGGTAGAACGTCAGGCTGCGGGTAGACCCTTGTGATCGGGTTGAGCCAATCCGATTGCTTAAACGGCCCCGGTACCGCCAGATACCGCATGAAATCGGGCGAATCTGGCAGGGGTGAGAGCCGCGTGATCGGGTTAGGCAGGTCAACGGGCTTGAACGGCGGCGCGGGCACCTGTCGGATCGTGTTGTTTTGAACCGCGTCCGGTTGCGGGTAAACCCTGATTGACGGGTTCGGCTGATCCGTTAAATTAAACGGTGCAGCGAAATTCAGCAGCCGTAAAAAGTCAGGTTGATCCGGTATCGGATAGAGCCGTGTTACAGGGTTAGGTGCATCGACTGGCCTAAATGGTGGCGGGGGCACCTGTCGGATCGTGTTGTTAGATCCAACGTCCTGCTGCGCCGCAACACGGGTAACCGGATTGGGTAGGTCTTTCGGTAGCAGCGTGATCGGGGTTGCTGTTGGTGCAACCTGTCGAATCGTGTTGTTAGATCCAACGTCCTGCTGCGCCGCAACACGGGTAACCGGATTGGGTAGGTCTTTTGCTCTGAGCGTAAACGGTACGGGCGTCGCCGTTACGGCCAGTAGAGTCAGTACAGACCCTGCAAACGCATGGACTACCGCCGAGGCTCTGGATACGACAGGGTTTTGCCAGTCGGTCTGGTTAAACGGAGCCGAGATCTTGCGTACCGTAAGTACGTCGGGCGGCACGTAAACCGGAGGCGGGCGTACAATAGGATTCTGAAAATCCTTACCCTGAAGCAGTATCGGTACCGTAGCGGGGGCCGCTGCCGCCGTACGATTGAACATCAACCCGTTATAGGTAGCCGGGGGGCGTGGGAAGCCGTTCCAAGCATCGTAGGCTTGTAACGGGAACTCGCGCGGCGAGAACTCGACGTTATGCCCCGCAACAGACGCTACCGCCGTGTTGGTGGACTTGAGCAGTAACGCGATACCCGCAAACGTCGTGCCGCCGCTCGGATCGTTGACAGGCGAGAACAGGAACGTGCCGTTGACCTGCCGAGCATTGGTAACGGAAACGTACTCAACCGACGTACCGGATGAGGAAAAGACACTTGTGATGCCCAAGCCCTGCGTAAACGCCGCCGCCGTATCGCCGCTTGATACTTGGCTAGTGACAAGCGCATCGCCGGGAAGTGTTGCAGTCAACGTGGGATACGCGCTGTATCCATGAGGGTTTGTGATTAACGCATTGAGGGTTGAGAACCCTTCCGAGCCTGCAACGCCTGACCATTCCGATACGACCGCACCAACCGAGTACCCATTGTTGGCAGTCGTGTTAATGGACGTTGTGATCGTGACGGTGAACGTACCTGCGTTGGTACGCGATACCGGGGCCAGAAAGACCGCGATACCCGCCGAGTCAAAGTTGCTGACCGAATCAACGGTGTTGTTATACAGCGCCGTTTGTCGCGTGTAGGTGTTTGTTCCACCCGTCGCGTTATCGGTAACCGTTGCGGTAGAAAGGTCAGCGTTGAGCGGCCCCGTTGAGTTCGATGTCGTGCCGAACACCGAGACAACAAGGTAATCACCGACTGTAGGCGCTGTAACGGTAAGCGTTAAAGTTGCAGCAGTTGTTGTCGATCCTACGGTAGATCGGACAAATGTAACGGCTGCCATCGTTACGTGCTCAGTTCTTCAAAGACAACCTCGCCGCTCATCAAATACCACGTACTGGGTGGCGTAGCCAAATATAAGCAAACGGGCAGAGACGGATAAGTCACACCATCATCCGCTACGATAGGTATACGTTGATCTTCGCGGTACGTACGCGACCACGGATACATCACCGACACAGTGTCAGACTCAATCACTGAACCTAACGTACCCAGTACGTTTAAGTTAGTTTCTACGTTAGTCACCGCCGTGCCCGATTTAGGCTGCAACGGAGTGGGTGTAATAAATTGCGTTCCCAAAAACCCAACTGCACCGCCCGTTGTTGACAGGGTGCTACGCCGCACCACTTGCAAAGTCATGCGGTCATCTTGTGAGACGCCCGATTTATCTAACGGCTGTACCGTCAGCCGCCACGAATGAATGACAGTGGTTTGCGCGTCATTTGTCGATGGATAGATTTGTATCAGGTCTTGAGCAACAGCCTGAATGACGTTAGGCCCAAAGGACGCGACATACATCGAACCATTTGCCGCGCCCATGACATACCCTCAGATCTCTTCGAAATAGACTTCAGTTGACCAACCAACAACTGTAGCGCCCGGAGGTGTAGGCATATACAACGAAAGGAACGATCCCGACGCCGCAGCCGGAAGCACGATACGCTGATCCGGCGTATAGACACGTTCGTACGGTACAACGACTGATACGTAGTCGTTGGAGATAATGCTACCCGCAGTAGCTACAGCAGTTACGTTACGAGTCCATACTGAAGTAGCCGTTACCGTATTGCGTTTGTTTACCGGAACAGGAGTAACCGCTGTACCGCCGGTACCCGCCGTACCAGATCGCGTAAGGATTTGAAGATTGAACCGCAAGTCCTGCGCCACGCCCGATGTAATCACCGGGAGCATCGTGACGCGCCACGAATGGATGAGGATGGATGCCGTGGCAGAAGCAGTGATCTGCCAAAGATCTTGTACTGTACCGCCCGCAAAACCAGACGTGGCGTTGAACGACGCCGTGTACATTAACCCGTTTGCTGCCACGGCGTTCTCCTCTTACATCACTTCGTACAAGATGTGACCCGACATCGTGGACGCCGTACCACCGACCTGAATCAAGTTCATGCTACCACCGGTACCCTGAGTACCAACGGTATACGCACCGGCACCGTACATCGTGATCTGCTGATCAGGCGACGACACCCAACGCACAATGCCGCCGTACGCGTTGTACGACAAGTGAAGAATCTGCGAACCCGACGCCGAAGTCGGGCCAGTGCCAGCGGAGGTGAACCCCGGAGTCGCAGCCAAGGTAGGTGCAACCGCCGTGATATCCGTGAAGATAGTCGTGGCGTTACCTACAGCGGGAGTGGCTGCTAGCGTAGTAACACGCGCAAACACCATGCTCGCCACCTGCGAAGACGAAGTGGCTTCACCACCCATGTAGATTTCGCTGATCTTTGCGACCGACGAAGCGACACCGAGAAGTGCCATGAAACCGCCGGACGACGCCGCGCTACCGATAGTGGTGATGGTCATTGGGACCGATGAAAATTGACTGGATACCTTAGCCATTGCAAATCTCCTTAAGGAACAATAATTAATCCCGACTGCTTTTCAGCAGCGTTCATTACTTCATCTACAATCTGTTTCATGGTTTTACACGGCGCGCCGTTCTTTTTTAGAACTCCGCAGCCATCACAAATATAACTGTCGCATCCACGGCAATACTCGCGTTCACGAGTACGGTTAGGATTCAGCACTACAACGTATTCACAGTGCGAACACGTATACGTTGCAGACTCAAACACTCCACGACCGGAACCGGGAGGAAGTCCGTCTTTTACCATGATTTCATCAGGAACAGGTTCTGTTGCCCGATGGTCGATGATCAGATAACCCTCTTTAGAACGCTTACTGCTCATAGCCTACCCCTAGGATATTTGAACGATTGCAGTCCCCGGTGCGGCAGCGGGGAACTGTACTGTGAACGTACCCGACGTAACGGTCTTGGTACCGCCGAAGTTCAACACGGCGATAGAGTGTCCCGTCACCGAGTTATAGATGAGTGCGCCGTCCGCGCTGAACGACGCTCCGGGCCACGAGACGTTATTGAAGCCCAAGTACGCCGTTGTGCCGCTAGATGTTGGCGCTGTGCCTATGGTCAACGCGAGTCCACCGGCAGTGTAGCCGGTACCCGTGGTCTCGCCCGTTGCGGTGTACGCTGTCGTGGTCGCATCTAACGACGCGCTATTGGCAACTAAGTACAACGCGATCTTGGCGTTGGACACGATGCCCAAACAGTCCACCTTGAATGAGGTGGTCATACATTGTGTGATACCGCTCATTGTACTTTGACCCTAACCTGTCCGGAGCGATACGCGTCCTGACGGTCTTTGCCATCGCCAAGCTGCTTGAGCAGCGCCATGCCTTCCTGATACATCTGGTCGTACTTCTGTGCCATGTCCGTCTCACCCTTCAGGTAGACGTATCCTTCACGCACCGCACCGTACAGCAATACTTCACCGAAGTTATTGCCCAACCATGTATTGGTTGCCGTCACGATGGACGCAGGGTAACCGTAGTAGTGCATCTCGACCGCGTAGTTCTGATCCGGCGTAGGGCCAAGAATCAGCGTACTGGAGTCAAACACGCCATAGTGCTGCGGCGTACCGGTGATCGTAGGGTCTGGATACGACTGGCGAACGAAGTTCACGTCCTTGTCGAGCAAGAACGCCTGACTGATGTTACCCGCGATGTTGTTCGGGTTGATGACCGCGACCGAGAAGATCGACAGCCAAGACACCGGCACACCGCCGACCGTGGAAGGCAACTGGAGATACTGATTGCCCGCAGTCATCGTACCCGTCGCGTTCTGTCGAATGACAGGAAGCTGAACAGAGTTATAGATCCGCTCTTCCGCTAACTGTACAAAGTTCGGTATGTTCGCAACGAACGACGCTTCCGACGATTCACAGTAGTTCTGAATCATCGTGTACAAGTTGTTCGTCGCAGACGACGACGTGCTGTAGATGACCTGCATGGCCTATCAGTCCTCGTGCTTGCCCGGACGAGCCTTAGTACGAACCTGATCGCGCTCTTGGTGATCCTCGTAGAAGTGCTTGCCGCGAGTCGTGTTCTTGCAACCACGGATCTCAAGGCGTTCCTTCTTGTCGCCGTTCAACGGGCGCACCCAACGACCGTAGGTCTTGGTGCCCATGCGGTCGAGTTCATCAGACTCGTAGCCCTGACCGTCGGTGAACCGAGGGTTCTTCATAGGCTGCTTGTACTTCCCGATGGGGTTCGGTTCATCCCACCCGAAATACTTAAAATCCTGCCATTTGTTGCTCATTACCGCCCCCGACCGCCGCTCTTATGCGACGCGGCTTTCTGGTTCATCGCACGGGCGAGATTGCGCCCATACTTCTTCATGGCTTCGCCAGTGACACCACCCGCCGCCATGTGCTTCTTGCCGTCGTGATGCTTGTCGTGCTTCTTCATCTAACTCTCCTAGGAGAACGCTATAGTAACCGTACCCACGCCACCGACGCCGATTAGATCGTTAGGCGTCTCAGGCAAAAACGATGTGTTATACCCGATTGGATTCCATCCCCATTGGTAGATACGGCTACCACCGTCACCGCCATTCACACCGTTCGCGGTGTAATAACTGATGTCCTTGCGAGGCTCCCGCACCGCTTGCGGGTCGTTGACTGGATACAGACCTAACTGCAACTGCGGTTGATCCGGTTCCCAACATGTCGGGCAGACCTTGATACTGACGTTCTTGGTCTTGATGACAAGGTTCTTGAGTTCCGTCAGTTTGTAACGGAACCCACAGCGGTCACATTCCGCAATTGCATTTTTAGCCGATGCAAACCGACTAGGCATACATCACCGTAGGAATGTTTCACGTGGAACAAACCGGATCGCCGCCTTCTCGCGGTCTTCGTCTGCCGCGCGTTGCCAATCCTCGTCGTACGCCATCTTAAGAACCTGCGTACGTGACTCAGCCCCGGTGATCTTCATAGACAAGTAGTAGGCCAGACCCGAACACATCGCGGGCCAGAACCGGAAAGACATGTCCTGAATGTTGAGACCTGTTCCCGCATCCTGAATACGCCGCAGCCGCGTCGCTACGAACGTATATGTCGTAGAATTGTCTGGTGTAGGCCAAACCGTGATCGTGGGCGCGTATGTTGTAGTGCTACCACCCGCCGCCGTCTGACCGCTCAACCGATTGATCCACACCTGAATCGGACGGCCTGTCGCCGTCTTGTTGGGGATCATGAGGTAGGTCGAACTGGAGATGCGCGTGATGTTGATGTCCTGCTGCGTCGTCCCAGACCCTGTACGGATCACATGGTCGAGCAAGTCCACCGTATCGGACGGAACCGTGTAGGTCGCAACGCCCGAAGTCAGCACCTGTTGATACGACAGATCCATCGTCCACAGATTGACGCCGCGATTGGCCCAGTCCATGAACATCAGATTCAGACTGCGCGTAGCCGTACGCAGGTCATATCCCGAGCGTAACTCTGCGCCACAACGCTCAAACGCCTCCTCAACAACGTCGTTGAGGTTCGGATTAAACGTTGTAAGCCCGGACAGTGTAGCGGTCATTAGGATGCCTCAGAGTATTTAAGCCACTCGGGATCGTCTTTCTGCGCTAACAGATACATTCGCGCAAATTCCAGCAACTCAGGACTATCTCTAAAATGCCCCAGTCCGCGATTGCAATGGCTGCATAGTAAGCCCCTAACCTGCCCCGTCTTATGGTCATGATCAACCACAAGAGGGCTATCATCACTACCGCAAATAACACACTCTTTAGTGGTCTGAATAAGATCTTTCAAATCTTCGTCAGAAATCACATCGCGAAAATTCCCCCGGCGTATTTCTGAACGATAGGTGCTACGACACTTCCGGCACCAACTGTCTAGCCCATTGATCTTTTTGTTATGCAATGGGAAAAACTCCGGAGTACCGGGTTTTTCTTGCTTACATTTTGTGCAAGTTAACAGTTCCATGCTCGTAACGACAGCGCTTTACGTGTCGGCCTTCCTTTATCGTCTTTCATAGGCCCCGGCATACCTGACATTCTGGCACAAAAAGATTTACGCCTACCGGCATCCTTTTTGGTTTTCGGATGCGGCGCGGGAGCCTTCAAGTGTGCGCCATGAGCCTTGTTATACGAGGCTCGTCCCTTGGCATTCAGCCCGCCTTTGGGGTTTTTCCCCTCTTTGCGAGTCCATGCCAACCCGCCCTTCGCCATACGTCCACCAGAACAAGCCTTCACGGGGGCATGGACCTTCCTCCCAGTACGGGGGGTAGGGACTTTACTGGGATTCATGGCTCCCATGCCCCGTGAAGCTTTCATCACTTACTTCCCGTGATAGTGCTTACGGATGTGTTCGTGATGCGGCATGTGCGAATCAACATGACCGCCATGCTTGTGATGGATGTGGTGCGGCGTCATGTGATGGGTGTGGTGCTTCGGCTCATGATGCTCCGGGTGATGCTCATGGGTCACATGCTCGTGCGAGCCGTGTGGACCGTGATGACCCTTGGAATGATGAGGCTTGAGATGACCGTGATGACCGTGCTTCGACATTTGGATACTCCTTAACGAATCTTGCAAGTGGTGTGACCGCGCTCTGCAACACCGTCAGCGCGACGAGACGGATGCGAGCCAACATGACCGCCCGAGGCCATTCTCACTTCTTTGCCACGGGTGTGTCCACGCTGTGCAACGCCGTCTTCCTTCCGGTGCGGCTTTTCAGCCGCCTTGTGGACTTTACGCACCATGTACGGCCCCGATTCCGGCTCTTTCTTGACGTGACCGCCCTTGGCGTAGTGGTGGTGATGGTGGTGGCTAATATGCCCACCCTTCTTCATCCCCGGAGCGCCACCCATCGGAGGAGCGCCGCCACCCATCGGAGGAGCGCCGCCACCCATATCAGGAGCGCCACCCATCGGAGGAGCGCCGCCCGGAGGCCCCATCATGGCAGCAAGTGCCGCCGGATTGATCTTGCCTTTCGGCTTCGGCTTGTGAGCAGCCTTGGCAGCGCCACCTTTGGCGTGGTGCTTAACGTGACCGCCCTTCTTCATGGCAAAGCCTTTGGTCTTGGTCTCGTCTTTCGGCTTTTCAGCCTTGGTGACTTTACGACCCTTGCCTTCGCCCCTGCCCATACCGAAGCCCTTCAGCTTGGTATCGCCTTCTTCGCCCTTGTGACTGTGCGGTGGCTTGCGACCACCTTTGGTCTCAGCCATCGCAAAACCCTTCTTCGGGGTTTCGACGTGACCGCCTTTCTTGTAGCCCATAGCCTTATGCTCCGCTTTTTCGTGTTCCATAACTTCCTTCGGCGCGTGACCGCGCTTCAGGGCTTTCATTTCGGCAGCGGCGATGGACTTCGTTTCCTTCGCCTTGCCTTTCAATTCATTCGGTTTCACATGTCCACCTTTTTTCATGTGCATACGGTCCCGATCCATGCCGGGACGCATCATAGGGGGGCGCATCCCCGGTAAAGCGTTAGGGCCGCCCGGACCTCTTCCCGCCATAGACCCCGAAAATCCGGGCATCAATCCGCCCGTCGGAATCGGAGCGCCTGACATTAACATAGCCGCCCCCGGACCTCCGGCTTGCGTTCCCGGTGCCGCGGGGCCGCCCATCGCGAATTTCTTGCCTTTCATCTTGTCCGCCTCATGGAAATGTTTACCCACCTTCTGTGGGATGCCAACCTTTTTGGCAAAGCCGGGATTGTGTGCCACGGCTTCCATGAGGTTGTGCTGCTTAGTTGAAACAGAAGGCATTTGATTTCCTTTCATTGAACGCTAATTCTTACGCTCGGCATCTTCTTGCCTTTTTCTCAGGCTGCGGAATTGCATCGTGTCTATCCAGTCACGATTGCTCATGGGTCTACCCGTCAACTGCTTGACCGTCTCCGACTCCCAGATCCGGAGCAGGTACCACACGAGGCCCGCAATGGTCGTTACCGTCGGCAGTACCTGTAGCCACGCACCGCCCACTACCGCAGCGAAAGCGAGATCTAGGCTGTGCTTGATGGTGTCGTTGTGGTCGCTCACGGATTATCCCCAAGGCGGTGGCAGGGTCACGACAGGCGGGTTGGCCTGTAGGGCGATGTTAGACGCGAGGTACGCTTGCACGTCCGCTGTGGACGGGTCAGGGATCCAACTCAGTACCTGTGCCTGAGTCAGATTCGGGTACGCCGTGAAGTCGCCCGGATTGGGAGGCCCCACCGCGTCGGTGCCCGACTGCTGCGCGTAGTACGTCCCGTCCGTCGCCAAGACCTGCCAGTTCACGGCAGTGACAACATCCGTCAGGCCGTCTTGCGACGGCACGGTGACCAAGGACGTAACGCTCGTCGTGTAGGTAACGCTCATTCTGCCGCCTTAGCCGCTTCTTTCGCGGCGTCCTGAATCTTCTTGGACAGAACCACCGCCGCTTCCGCCGAACCCAGACCCGTGGCCTTGAGGCCAAGGTCGATGAAGTTGAGGAGAGCCTGTGCTTCTTCAGTCGAGAGTTCCAGAGTCATTTCAATCCCCCGTTTTTAGCCAATTCGCCAGTTAGTGCCGTCAGAGTACAATGGAGCGAGATTTGCACCGCCGCCCGCGCTGATAATAGTACCGATATTCGCGCCCGTGTACGCCGTACCGGAATCCGTAATCCACACCTGCGCCCCCGCACCCGCCGTGGCTGCTGCGGGAATAGTCGCGTATGTGGTCGCCACGATTCGCATAGCGCCGCCTGCAGGAATTTGAATAACTCCGCTATCGACTACTCGAAGCAACGTCGCGCTGTACGCGTCGTTCAATATTTCCATATTGCCGTTACTGACGCGGATCGTCTTAGACGGCGTAGTTGCGCCATTACCGGTCAGTTTTAAATTTACGCCATTGGTATTGTTGAGATCGTTAAGCGACAAAAGTTGCGTAGTACCTGCGCCAGTGTAGGACCCCGCAATTACAGCACCTATACCAGTCGTCGAGTTTGTCCCCGTAATAGTTAACGCTGTGCCGCTTGTCGGAGCGTTGATCGTAACGTTACCGGTGTTACTTATAGTGGCTCGATTTACGTTACCGGTTATGAATCCAAGAGCGTGACTAGTACTTGTTCCGACGAAGTGAGCCGTACCAACGGTGTACCCGTAGACACTTGTAGTAACACCGTCAGAAACTTGTACTCCGACAATGCCGGTGTTGCCCGCACCTGCAGTGCTAACAACTATTGCGGAAGAATTTAGAGTTGCAGTATTGTTGACCGTAAGCGACGCAGAAGTCGAAGACCCTGCGAGGGTGACTGCCCCATTCGTACCAAGAGTCATGGTCTGCGTACCACCCGTAGGCGTACCAGTACCGGTTGTTGCTCCAACTAGGAAAATTAATCCAACGGAACTGTAGATTTGAGAATTACCACCTGCCCACATACCAAGCGTTTGTGCAGAAGTTACCTGCACCATATTGTTGTTGGACGCACCACCGAACCGAGCCATACCGCCTGAGTACGATACGTCTAAGAACGTCGCAGGACTTGAAGTACCAATACCAACAGCCGTAGAACCGACTTGAAGTAATGAACCAGTCTGAGCAAGGAGGCTCGCAGCCGTGAGGCTGTAGTTCGCCGTGCCGCGAGCGATGGGGATCAGGTCCGTCGTTACCGCCGGTACGCCTGATGCAAGAGCCGAGATTTTAGTGTCAGCCATTGTTCTATCCTAATAAGATGTCGCCGGAGTTGTTCTCCAGCAGAATTCGGTTGCCGTTCTCAAGCAAGATGTACTGCGCGTAGGTCAGGGCTTGAAGTTGCGTGTTAGTCAGCGCGTAGTTGAAGTATTGAATGGACTGAAGATGCCCGTTCAAATACGCAAAACCGATGTTTCCACCGAAACCAATTTGAGTGGTCGTTGTAAACGAACTTGAGTGTGTAGCAGAAGCCACAGCGCCGCCATTCAAACATACCGACATGGTTGTGCCCGTGTCGTTGTACAACGTACCTAATTTAAATGTTGTGTTGGTGCTTATGGTATTTGCACTTTGCAACGTAGTTGCCGTGTCAAAAATTCCGCCATTATTGGTTGCGGTGATTTCGCTTAAGTACCCATACGCAGTTCCGTTGTAATAGCCGACCAAAGCGCCAACAGTAAGTGGAGCAATTTTATCGGCTTGGACAACAAACGTACCTACCGTACCGTTAAACCACGGAGACGCAGCGGGAGTTGTAACAAGAGCATCCGCACCCCTCCCCACCGCCGCCGATGTGGTCGGGATGTAGGAGGTGGGGAAGGCTCCTATCTCGCATTGAGCGCCCCAAACATAAATTGCCGCCGCACCCGATCCTGTAAAAAGACGTTGCACTCC